ACCATCCGAATGCGCCAGTCCAAGAGCTGGCGCGTTCGGTCCAGTTCCGAGCAAATTCCAGGTTCCCTCCGCAACGTAGTGCCACTCTTCCCGACCTTTCGCTGGCGTCATCCGAATTTCGCTGAGATGGCTTTGCAGTTCGGCCTTAGCGAGGGAAGGCTCGCGTCCCAGCAGCGATCGCAAATCCGAGATGCCCGCCGTAACAAACTGGCGAATCTCCTGCAGCCGGGTCTCGATCGAACCGGCGCTCCGTGAAAGCAGACGGTTCGTTATCGCCTTCTTTTCCTGTTCGCGCTTCGCAATCTCCTGCACGAGCGAGTCGAGCGGACCGCCGCGACCTATAGCGTCTGCGAATCGCTGAATCTCCCGATCAAGCTGCTCCTTCCGCTTCCGCTCGTCGGAGACGTCGCCGGAGAGAGTTGTGAGCGCGGCCCGGAGCTGCCGACCGAACTCCCCGATCGCGTAGTTGATCACTTCCGGCCGTAACAGTTCCGACTGCAACCGGCCCAGGAGACGTTCCTCAAGAACGTCGCGTCGGATGTAGAGATCATTTTCGCAGGTTCCACGATTGAAGTAGTTCGCGCAGACGTACTTTTTGTGAACGTGGGTTCCGCCGCCAGTCCCGATGATGAGATTTCCTCCACACTCGCCGCACTTCAGCAGGCCGCTAAAAAGATAGGGGCTCGTGATCGCCCTCGGGAAGAGTCCGCGACGTCGACCCTCTGATGGCTTACGTCCGAAACAGTTCAACCGCTGTTGGACGCGGTCCCACAATTCGACTGAGACGATCGCCAGTTCCGATCTCTCAAGGCGGACCCACTCGCTCTCGTCTCGCCGTTTCGCACGCCGCGTGTTCGTTCCCGGAACTTTCTCGAACCTCGTCCGATTCCAGATCACCTCGCCCTTGTAGATCTCCTGCTTCAGCATCGACCGGATTCCCGTCGGGCACCAATTCGCGCGGCCGCTCGTATGTTCCTCGTTCAGCTTCTTCGCGATCCCCTTGAGGGAGTGGCCCGCCACTGACATCTCGAAAATTCGCCGGACCACTTCGGCCTGCGATTCCTCGATCACCAGCTTCTTCGACCCGGCGGCGCCCTCCGGCACAGCGGCGTATCCGAAGCACTTGCCACCGACGTGCAGTCCGCGAAGTACAGCCGACTCACATCCCCTGTGGGTCTTCTTCGCGAGTTCCCGAACGTAGGTGCTGTCAATTAGCCCGTGGATCGTGAGGAGTGTTTCGGCTTGATCCTGCAGGCTGTCGATGTTCTGACTGACAGCGATGAGCTGCAGCCCGGCGAATTTTAATCTGCGATGAATGGAGAGAACGTCCTCGGTGCTGCGCGACAACCGCGAGGTGTCGTCAACGAGAATCACATCGAAGCTGCGATTGGAGGAATAGGCCGCTCGGAGAAGTCGTTGCAACCCTGGGCGGTCCATGCCTACTCCGCTCAGGCCCTCGTCCACATAAATTTCCGCATCCACGACCAGGATGCCGTTTTGTTGCGCGTACTCGCGACACTTCCGCTGCTGATCGGCCGGCGAAAGCGGGTTTTGTTTGTCAGTGGAAATGCGGGCGTAGATGGCAGCGCGACGCTCAGTCCGAATCATCGGCTACCTCAGCTTCCCGAGTTCGATTCATAGGTGCGGACGCCCCGTTCTCACTAGATTCTGCGACCGACTTTTCGTTCTGAAGCTTCTCGACGTAGCCTTTCACCAGGATCGGAACCACGACGCGATCGATGAACCCCTTCAATTCCGGCGTCAAGTGTGACGGTTCTGGTGCCTTGCCGTTTTCGATTTTGAGCTGTGCTGCCATGATTCGCAGCGCAACTCTCGCATGTGATGCGGGAATCTATAGTGGGCATAGTGAGGGGAGGAGAACCTTACCCCCGATACCGTGGGTATGGTTTCCCGCCAAGAACCGTACCCGCGATAGTCCGGTTGTGAGCGAAAATGCCCACTTTAGGCCTTTGTCTTCGCCCACTTGACGTAATCCCCGTGGTACTCCTTGATCGTTTCGTAGCTGGCCTTGTGCTTCGCGGCGACAGAGTAGCGTGCTGCAACGACCGTCGCTCGACGGCGGTCGCCTCCGGCGGAGATCCCGTCTTCGATTTCCTTGCCGATGCGGAACCTTACCGTTTGCTCGAATGGTGTCGGACGGGGGCCGGGACGCCTCTTAACGGATGGGGCGGCGAGGCCGTCCCGCTGCGCGGTCCCTCGGCCGGGATCGAGGCGAAGAATCAAACGCTCCATCTCGCGCGGTTGCAACGGGCGCATTTTTTCGGTGGCAACGGAAGAACTCACGCCGAAACGTGACGCCAGTATCTCCATTGCTAGACGCCAAAGGTCTCGCCGCTTCTCTAGCTCGTTAAGTCGCGGCTCAATCCACGGCGAGAGTTCGATCGCAAGGGGAAGGACGGACAAGTACGCACTTCGCTCGCGCATTCGCGTACGTTCGCAGACCCAGTCCTGCCATTCTCCGGCCCTTCGCGCTTTGCTCTCGGCGAGCAGGTCTCGGATGGCCGCCGCGGCTTTGGGAAAATGTTGCACGAGCGAACTCAGAACCTTTGGAGAGCTCCCTGTCCATTTCCCGCGGCCCTTATTTCGGGAGAGGCGATAGACCTCGCTGATGATCTTGTCGCGAGCGGCGATCATCGCCGTAGCATGAGGCGGCGAGAGGAGCTTTTTGGCTTGATTCGATTTGCCGTGAGTGAGCCAGACCGGAATACCAAAGCGGCTGGCGAATGACGGCCCGTCGAGCCCTGTCGCTTTTTGCAGATCCGCAAGATGCCCTCGCGTGACCCGCGCGCCCAGATCGTAGCGAGAGGGCCTGCAGGATAGACCAAGCTTCCTGGCGATGGTCTTCACGCGGACGGGACCTCGGCCAATGGAGGTTCCGATTTCGGCAGCGCTTTTTCCGCCTACGAGAAGTCTGGCGACGTCCCAATATCTTGTCGGCTTCTCTCCTCGATGGGCTCTCGCAAGCCCCATGTTCGGACGCGCGGCGCGCCGCTTTTGCCGGGTCGCGAGAGAATCTATGGGCGTGTCAGGGAACTTCTCGCGATACTGCGAAGTCGTCAAGCCATGAACGCGAACGTGCGAGCCGAGCCCTTTCCCTCTCATGCCGCATACCGCACAGGTCACGTGATCGCGCATGGTGCGTGACGTTACAACAATCGTTGACTGCGGTCAACTGTACGTGGTAGAAACGCGGCGCATGAAGAGAAAACTTCTTAGCACTTATGAGGCTGCAGCGGCCGCCGGTGTTCGACGACCTACGCTTCAGTTCTGGATTAAAACCCGAAAGATCTCGGCACCGCGCGTACGGCTGGTCGGCGGCAAAGCAGTAAGGTTTTGGACACCGGCGCAGGTCGAGCAGATCCGCAAGTTGAAGGGCACGTTCAGATTCGGCCCGAAACCGCCGCGCAAGAAGGCAGCGGCGCATAGTGGAGGGCGACGATGACTCGCGAATCAAAGCAATCAATTACTTCGATTTAAGAGTGTGCGCTTACTGTGCGGGAGCAGCCAAACTGGGATCGCGGTGTGATCTCGCGAGAAGCTTCAGCGTGTCCTTAACGGCGCGCTCGATTTTGGCCTGTATCATCACGCGGGAAGTTTCACCCACGAGTTCGGGGGCGAGCCGCGCCGGGATCGCCATGACGTGCGCGGTCGTCACCTGAACGAGTTCCGCTACCGCTTCGTCGTGGTCCTTCACCGCCACAAGCTGGCTCCGCAGCTTCGACAGTTCCATTTCTTTTTGGTCGGCATGGGCTCGGATAATCCTCAGACGCGCCACGCGCTCGCCTGCGTCTCCTCCGAGCGTTGGATCGCTTTTCTTTTCGATCGCGTTCTGCAGATACCGAATGTAAAGGTGCAGGCACCGGATCGGGTCGTACTGGCCGTTGGTCTCGCGTGGCAATGTCCCTTCCTTCACGAGCTGCTGGATGCGCCGCGGCGTGAGATTGAGAGCCGAGGCGATGCGCGTGACGCTTACGGTGGCCATTCAACACACTCCTCAGAAAAACTCGGTCAGAGAAACGAACTTCGTCAAAAAAAGTTCATGGACTTAGCGGACTGTCGCCGTCGCCACTCGCGGCGAGGGACGGCAGGGGGAAGGACCAGGTTCGGGCGAGACGCTGATCTCCAATCGGATTTCATCCGCTCGAACCGCGCGGGAATGCCCGTAGATCTCGTCCAGAGTGAGCCTGGACCCGCGCTCGCGGGCGAGACGCTGGATGATTTCCGCGTGAGCTGGGCGAGGAGTTGTCGCACCTCTAATCCAGTGGTAGATCGCGGAGGAGCGGACATCGAGCTGCTTCGCGAGCCGTTCGGTGCCGTAGGACCGAATGAAGCGCGCGAACTTGGATTTCCATCGTCTCCTGACCCTGCTGTGCATCGGTTGCCCCCTGTACTCCACTGTTCCGCGAAAAAGTCGGGGAACGGGGAGTGCAGATTCCCCGAACCCCAAACCCCATCATGGGCGGCGAGCGCTGATTTAGCTGCTCCTCGAAAGCGCCTTTTGCGCCGCCTTCGGATTGTTCACGAGGTGCTGCAGGACGATGTTTCCCGCGGCCTTGCTCGAGAGATGCTTCAGCACGAGACCCTCTTCGAGAGCAATTCCAAGATTGATGTTCGAGTCGCCGCCTCCGCTGCCGCTTCCCGCACTTCCCACCAAGCCGCCCTCGGCGAACTTCGGAAGAGTCAGCCCTTGGATCGATGGGATCTTCATACCGCGATTGATGGATTCGAGGTACTGAACGCCGACTGCGGAGACAGCATCCGCTTTCACGATGTACTCGCCGGGAGACACCCGCGCGGGAATGGAGTCGGACTTCGGACCACCTGGTCCCTTAATCAGACCTCCTTCGGCGAATTTCATCGGGACAAGGCCGCCTTCAGCAAAGCCGAAGAGATGCGTCAACGCGGAAATGCCGCCGCTCAAAATTCCTCCCCCTCCTCCTGCGCCGCTGCCCGCGTCTCCGAAGAGCTGCTTGAAAATCTGCTGCTCGGCTAGTTTCGCGAACGATTGGAAGAGCGATGCCGCGAGGCTCCTGAAGGCGTTGCCGACGGTCTCCGTTCCCTTAGTGACGTTGGAGAAGAAAGACTCGAAGTCTTTTGTCAGATCGCCGGTGACCTGCTTCTGAAGTTCGTTCGTTGCCGTCGTGATATTGCCAACGCCCTCCGCGGCGTTCTGAGCTTTCGAGATGTTGGCCTGGTCCCCGGTCTTCACCGCCGCGGTCGTTTCGGCCTGGGCGTCCTGCTGCAGCAGTGGCAGCCGCGCCGCGATGAGATCGTTGATTGCTTTCTCCCCCTGCTGCCGCGTGATCTGTCCGGCCTTCACCTCGAGCTCGATGCTCTTTTTCTGCGTCTCGAAGGCGAGCACGTCCTCCTGAGTCTTTTGCTCGGCCAAGGCGAATTCCGCCTGCGCGGTTTTCACTTCCGCGTAGCGCGCCAGTTCCGCCTGGACCTGCGCCTCGCTCTCACCGGACTGCCTCAGAATGATCGCGAGCTTTTGCTGCTCGATGGCGATTTCGGCTTTCGCGGCCTCGAGAGTCTTGCCTTGCGTCGCGTCGATGGTCTTGTGGAACTCGAGAATTTTTTGCTGGTTCTCATCCCGCGCCTTGAACTCCTCAGTGTTCAGCGCTTGAATCTTCGTCGAGGCGTTGATTTGCGTCTCGGTGATTTTCGTTTGGAGTTCGTCCACCTTTGCGAGAGCCTGCAGGCGCGCTGCTTCCTGTTTGTCGGCGTCCTTCGGAGTCGCCGCCGTCGCCTTTGCCTGAGCCGCTTTCTGAACCTCCGCCTGCGCGGCAGCGAGCCCTTGCTTCAGGAAGTCGACTTCCTCCTGAGCGTCGGCGGTGATCGCTGTCTTCCGGCGGTCGAAGTATTCGGCGAGGGAAATCTCCCCTTCGTCGAACATCTCCTTGTCGACCTGCTCGGTCTGCTTCGCATAGGCGCGATGAATCGCGAGCTCGTCCTGGAGTTGTTTCTCGAGCAGCGCAAGTGCCGCCTTCGCTGCGGCGTCGGATGGCGCAGCTGTCGTGACGTCCTGCGCGTCCGTCGGCTTTTCTGGCCGGAGACGACCAGCCCGCTCTTTTGCGCGGCGCTTCTCTTCCGCATCGGAAGGAAAGAGGTTCTCGAGCGACTTGCGGATGTCGATGGCCGCGGTATCCCAAATCGCTCTTTCTTTGTTGGCGAGTTCGGCTTGCGCCCTTTGGATATCGCGCGAGCCTGCGTCGTACGCTGCCTTCGCTTCCGCAAAATGTCCCTTCACAGCGAGACTCAGCGCCTGGTAGACACTTACCCCCTTCGTTTTGATCTCACCAAATTGTTCGCTGAACAACTCTTCGGTCGCCGTAATTTCGGCGGCGACGACCGTCCCCATCCAAATAAAACCCTCCGCAATGCCGCGGACGACGTTTCCGGCCACCTTGCCAATTTCTCGTATTCCGTCTCCGTTTTTCCCTCCGATGTCGAACGAATCGAGAATCGCCTCTCCGACGTCGGAGATCGCCGGGAGCAGACCAGCCTCGAACTGCGTGGCCATGCCCTTCCCGGCATCCTCGAGCTCTTGCATCGACGCCTTCGCCGCTCGGAATGTGTCGGTCGTTGTTTGATCCAGCAGAAGCCCGAGCTTCGACGTGGCCTCGGTAGCCTTGTCGAATCCCTGCGCCGCGAGGGAGTTCAGCACGAGACCCAGGTCGCTGGCGCCTCTCCCGAAAATTTGACGCTGCGCCTCGGCTTTCCCGAACCCCGCACCGAGCGAGCCGAGCCGCTGCGTCACGAGCAAAAGTTTCTGGTCCGTGTTCAGGCCCGCGAAATCCTTCTGGGTTAGGTTTAGGATTTTGAAACCGGCCGCCGCCTTCGCCGAACCCTGCTCGAATTGCGTGATCGTGCTCGCCGCCTTCAGCAACCCCTTGTCGACCGCCTCCGTGCTCGCGCCGACATCCCCGGCGACCTTGTGGAACACGCTGAGAGTCTGCGTGGTGATCCCGGTCTTATCGCCCATCTTGCCGATGTTCACCGCGGAGTCGAACGCCTCTTTCCCGATTTTTCCGATTTCGAGGACCGCCCCGGCCGCGGCGATGGATTCAAACGCCTTCGCGAGGGAGAGTCCCGAACCCGCCGTCTCGTCCTGCTGCTTCTTTAAAGTTTTCAGCTGAGACGTGAGTTCCTTGATCGCAGCAGAAACACCCGTATCCTCCGCTGTGAGCTTTACCTTGATCTCGGGTGCGTCGCCCATCGTTTAGCTCCTCAGAACCCGCGATTGCCCGGCGGGTTAGTCTTCCTTCGCTGGTGCGGAGCGAGAGCGCTCTGCACCAGAAGTTCCGTTGCAGTCGAGAATCGCTGTGCGCGACCTCGCGAATCAGTTGATCGCAATCCCCGAACTTGACTGCATCGCGTTCTTTGTAGGGGGGACCTTTGCGAGCTTGCCCGAAAACTCCGACGACGCCTCTCTAACGGCAAAAAAGCCGATCACGAACTCCACGATGAATTTCCCCATCGCGAGCTTCTCCACGGTGTCGGTGATCCCCGCAAAGCGCGCCGCATTCGCGTCTGCCTCGGCACGGTTCCACACCTTGCCCTCTTCCGTGAGACAGCCGGCCAGGATATGGTGCGTTCGGTCAGAGAGGAAAATGTGCGTGAGCAGGTCGTCGGAGCGCATCTCCTGCGTTCGCTTCACGCCGTCGAGATCGTGAAGGACCTCAATCGCACCGGCGAGCCGGAGATGCGCGATGATGTAATCGTCCCGATTTGCGGCGAGCGATTGCTGCATGCAGGTGAACTTCCTGCCGTCGAGCGTGATGGTTTCTATCATTTTCCCCTCGGGGACGGGAGTCGCATCGGGCTGCCCCTTTACTTGTGTGGCAAGTTGGTTTATGGTTCCGCGTGAAAATCGGAGGGCGGGGACGGCAGATCCCCGAACTCCTAACCCAACACAGCGAGGCAACCGCCGTGCGAGCTAACCCAAATCTATCCATTTCCCGTAAGAAGTCCAGCGCCATCGTCAGGAAATCCGACCGGGCAGTTCTAAATTCAAAATGCGTGATCACGAAGCGCGAGCTTGCCGAGGTTCACCGGCTACGCGGAGAGCTACGCAGCTTGGTGGATCGTTTCGATGAGAGGCTCTGGCAGATTGAATACAGAGGGTGCCGTCGATGACGAGATCGCGGCAGCACCGAGGGGTGGAGCCTTTTCCAGACGGGGAAGCGCCTGACAATCACAGCGGCCTACTCGACGCCCTGATGGAGATCGGCCAGGAGCGCCAAAAGATTCTCGTAGCTATGAAAGAAGCGCTCCTGCGTGGCGATGACGATGAAGCGCTAGAACGAGCGCGAGAGCTGACGGGACTTCCAACGAAGCGAGCGCCGAACGGTCATGAGCCGAAAGCACGCCTCTCGCCGCTTGGGTGAAACGCAGTTCGGAAGAGGCTGTTTGAGATGGCCATCGGAGAATCCCCCAACGGAAGATTTCCGTGTTCGCATCGCCGGACGAGCCACGGCATCCGGTGATCGAGTCGGAAGTCCCCCGTGACCGCCTCTTCCCTCATGACGTGACTCATTCGCGATTTTTTCGACGCCGCTGTTCGCCGAGCTTTTGCTGGATGATTTGAACGCTCAGATCGTGTTCGGCGACGCAGAGCTCATCCGAATTCGGGACGCGGAAGTAAACGAGCGCCGTCCTCGTGAAAACCTTGATGCCCACGAACTCCGCGCCAGCGAGTTCGACGATTTCCCGAGCGGACAACTTTTTGTGAATGGAGCTATCTGGTAGGCTGTGCGAAGCCGTCATGGTGAATACCCTCACTTTGGCGGTCAGAGGCTCGCTGGGTGCTTCTAACACCTGCGGGCCTCGTTCTGATGGTGCGAGCTTCGCTCTGCACACCCCGCTTATCAACTCGTAAACGGTACGATGTCCTAAATCCGTCCATTGGGTCTGGCGATTTCCACGCCGGTGACGCGGAATCCGATCCCAGCGACCTGTTCGGTTGAAAAAAAACAGCCTGACAATGTGGGCAGAAATCGATGAACCGCTCACGCCCCAGGGGGAGCAGGGCCTGCATGGGGTCCGCGTGGGTCGGATTTTTGTATTTGCTCGTCCCGCTCAAGCCCTGAACGGAAGAGCGAAACGAAGTCCATCAAAAACCTCCGGTCGCTGGTCATCTGGGGAGGTCGCCGTCACCCTTGCCGGGGCACCAGGTGGCACAGGACCCCAGCGAATCAAAGGCTTAAACCACCCTCCTTGCAACAGCTTGCGGGGCGTGGGGCGACCGACGGACCGAGAGCGAGGGCGAGTAGCGGAGAGGACAGGCTGTGCAGGGCTTGAACGAGCGGTCAGGACTGCTCGGGAGGGCGATTAGAACCGCCAGCATTCGCGCAGTGTGGCTCCGTGAGCGATCCGTTCTGAAGGGCAGCGCCCTGTGGCATTGGAAGTTGGGCTAGGACGTCGGAAAGATCACCGGCAGATTGGTCAAGGAGCGCCGTCGCCTGAAAGTACTCGGGCTGCAGCCGTAGCTCGGCCGCCGACAGGCGGACACGATAGAGAACGGTTTGGAGACGATCGCGCGCGTTCATTCCCCTGAGTCTACGCCAACGGCGACGCAAACGGCAGCGGATCTCTGAATCCAAGCGAGAGGAGAGCGCAGCAGCAACGCGCGCAGCGAGCTGCATCGCGCCTATCGAACGGAGCCGCGCGCCGCTGGAGTTGGCCGATCCCCGCCGCTCTGCACACGCGCGACTGAAGGCACACTGGCGCCTTCCACGACCTCAAGCTGTTCGTGGTCGAAATAGTGAGCATCGATCACCTTCCCGTCGTGCAGAGTCTGCGGACACACCATCCACCGGACGCATCCATTGAGATATTCCAGCCTGCAGTTCGCAACGCCGGTGAAGCCGCTGATTTTGTCTCTTACCACGTCGCCGAGTTTCATAGTGAGCCTGCCTTTTTGAGGATTTCCTTCGTGAACTCGTCTGTGAGGCTGATGGGGACTCAGCTACTTTTTTGGCGGCCGAAACCCGAACTCCCCTTTTGGTTTTCCCTTGTCATCACCGGGATCGTAGCGAACGTTGGCCGGATGCCAGATCGCGCGACTGTTTCGTTGATTTTCCTCGCGCTCGCTTTCCTTGGGATCTATCCCCAGTCCGGCGAGCTGCCTCACACAGTCGTCCTTTTGCGCGATGGCATCGCGGAGTTCCGAAATGAGAGCATCCACGTCCATCGCACATCGATCGACCGCGGGCTCGCCCGAAAATTCTTCCGGCACGATTTGACCCTCAAACCAAATGCTCTCGGGCGCGAGCACGAGGAGCCTTCCGACATGAGCGAACGTTCTCGCGCGGCGTGAGAGTTCATCTCGCAGCGCGGAAATCTGTTTCTCCTGGCGGCTTTGTTCGAGCACGAGCTTCCCGATCAGCAGGCGGGTTTTTTCTTCAGACTCTGTCATTGATCGTCTCCTGTGAAGTTTTCATCGCCGTCGCTGGTACGTACCTGAGAGCAGAGACGAGCTTCGTAACCACATCCATGAACCTGGGAAATCCGGTGAGCGCTGGATTCACCCGTCGCCTCACCATCTCCCAGTTCTGCTGGTCTGCGGGCACGCGGACACCGCGCTCCTTGAAACAGACTGCGAAAATTGCGGCCGCAACGGCGGGGTCGAGGACGTCGTCGGGGTTCGCGACCAGGTCGCGCCCGATTTCCCGCCCGAAGCGAACGTAGTCGCGTCGCCCGACAATCTGGATGAAGCCGCGCCCTTGGAATTTTGCACCGTCACCTGGCTGATCGTTGCCGAGGTCCGCGCGGTTTTCGTAGAGATTGGTGAGGTAGCTCGGTCCGCCGCGCTCTTTCACCGGGCCGAATCTACCGGTCTCGACGGAGATCGTCGCAATGGCAGCCACCGCGCACAGCGGTGAGTAAATCTCGTGCTCATCGAGCGCGGCCTCGACTAGCGGCCAGTTCGCTTCGATCCTCGCAAGCGGCACGTAGGGGCCGAGAATCGAAGCGATCACTTCGGTCGGAACTGGAAAATTCACGACTTTTTCTTGCCCGGTGATCTGCGGCCGACGATGGCGGACTCGCCCCACCAGTTCTCGACTTGGCGGCCATCTCCCGCTCTATACCTGACGAGGTAGCCGTTCTCGGCGAATAGATACTCGACGCGACCGATGACGACTCCGTTTTCGCCCGAGTGAACCAGCGCGACCCTGTCGTTCAATTGAAATGCGAACTTGCCTTCCATGCGCTCCTCCTGATTTTTCTTTCTTCAAAAAAAACCTTTCTCCCCGATTCGCGGCATCAGGCCGCCGCCTCCGCCATCTTTTCGACCGCCGACTGCCGGTGATCCTGCGCGAGGTGCGCGTACCGCATCGTCATGACGATCGATTTGTGGCCGAGCAATTCCTGCACGGTTCGGATATCGACTCCAGCCATCACTAGCCTCGAAGCGAACGTGTGCCGGATGTCATGAAACCGGAAATCCTCGATGCCCGCCTTGTCGCGCGCTCTCTCGAACCACGTTCGCAGATCGCGCTTCTGCTCCGCGTCGCGCTGGCAGACGTAGTTCGTCGAACCGGTCGCCTCCTGCAGCTTGCGGAGCGCGGCGATGGCCGAAGAGTTTGCGACGACGTGGCGCCTTCCTGTTTTCCCCCTGACGGTGAGATTCCCGCGCTCAAGGTCGACGTCCTTCCACTGCAGATCGAACTGCTCACCGCGGCGCATGCCGGTGTGAAGCGCGAGGTCGAACTCGGCCCGGTTCAGGTCGGAATCGATCGCCTCGCGCAGGGCTTTTTCTTCGTCGGGTTTTAGCCAGCGCAGACGGGATTCGTTCTCGCGGAACCGCTTCACCCGCGAAACCGGATTCGTCGTCATCTTCCCGGAGCGGACGGCGAACGAAAAAATCGAACTGAGAAGAGAGCGGTATCGATTCGCGGTCGAACCGCTCGACGCTTTCATCGAAATCAGACGCGCGAGGATTTCCTCGAGCCGGTTGGGAGTGAGTCGATCGGCCGGCGCATTTCCAATCAGGGGCAGGAGCTGCTCAAGCCTGAGCCGATCGGTCTCGTAGGAGAGCGGCGCGAGTCGAAGTTTCTTCTGCGCCATCGCCGCTGACGCCAATTCGCGGAAGGTGATCCGGGACCCCGCGCGAGGCGGGATGTAGCGTCCCTCCTTGACCTCGCGCCGTCGCTGGGACAGGGCGTCGACCGCGGCGGCGCGCTGCGGTCCAATTTTCTCCCGATGACGTTTGCCTTCGGCGTCGAAATAGGAAATCCAGTAGATGCCGCTCCGCGGGGGACGCTGGAAAATGCCGCGGGTCGGCCGGTTCGATCCGCCGGACAGGTGCCGCGAGTTTCGCCCCTGGCTGATCGTCACTGCGAGCGCGTGGGCGCAATCCGAAATTTGTTCCATCGAGAGGCACCCGGAGAAACGCGCCATCAGTTCCCGCCGGATGGTTTCCGCGACCGCGCCGTAGTGCCTTTCCTTCGCGCCAGGAGCCGGTGTGTGCGGATTTGAAACCGTTTCCCGGAGTGGCCCCGAACGTTCAGCGTCTTCCGTCGGACCCGCCGTGACCGGCTCTCGCTTTTTCTCGATTTCGCTCATTTCGCCCCCAAACTCACAGGACGCCTTGTCCTGTTGCAATTCCTGCCGGTCCGTAACAGGCGGACCATGCGGCAGTTAAAGCCGCCAAAATTCGCGGCCCGTTCAAGTGCCACTCCAGGTGCCGAGAATTTCATCCGAGAAACGCGCGGCGAAGTAGGTTCCGCCATTTCGCATCGGGCTTTTGACCGGGCAACGAAGCGATGGACTCTGTCCCGACTTCTCCCGTGATGACGAGCACACGGTCACCGCCGACCGCGCAACGGAACAGCGATCCCATGCGCTCGTCCCGGTAGGTCACGTCGAGGCTGCCGTCGGCGTCGCAGCTTTCAATTACGGCGAACTCGCCGAAATCCGGGACGAAAGCCTGCTGGCCGATAAAATCCTTGCCACGGACGCCGCGAGCGCGAGCTGCGAGGTGTTCCACGATGTCGGGCAGACGTCTGCTGCCGCCGATATCCCGGATGATCGCCTCGCCTGCCGCTCTCTCGTCCTCCGCGCTTTCCTCAGCCCCGCTCGTCGACCATTTCACGACGGTGAAACCTCCTTCAAGTGCGAGCCTGATCCCGGCGTGTTCGGCGCGCTCCACGAAACCCCGCAGCCTCTCATCGCGAATCGAGCCGGAAACGATCGAGGATCGGTCCGCCGGATTCTTCTCACCGGCCACGATGACGAGCATGCGGTCCCCAGGTCCTGTGAAGTTCAACCGGGAGTCGGACCTCCGCTCATTGGGACTCGGATAGGAGACCTGCACTGTCCCGTCCTCACTGCAGGCTTCCAGCGTCCCCACGATTTGCTCACCGGGAATGAAAACTTGCTGCCCCAAAAAATCGCTGCCATGAACTCCGCGAGATCGCCCGACGGCGATGTGCACGACGTCCTTCAGGCATTCGCCCAGGTCGACGATCGATTCCCGAACCATCCCCTCGACGTCGTCCCTTTGTGCAAACGGACGCGTCGCCACGAGGAAACCTGAATCGTACGTGACGTGCAACCCGAGCCTTTCGGCCCGCTCCACGAGTGCCGCGGCCTTTTCGTTTTGAGCCATACGCATTTCTCCTTTTTGACCGAACTCTCGCGCCCCCGGGTGAGCTCTCATGCCGATGCCTCCCGAAACGCGCGCTTCCCCTTCCGGTGCGCTACAGTCTCGCACTCGATGAACCGGCCGACGTCCCGCAGACAATCCGGGTCCATCGCGATCCCCGACGCCGGGAAAAAACAATATTTCCGCAACGGCGGATGCCAGCGAACCTGTCCGATGTGCTTCCCATCGCGCAACCCCCACGCTTCCCACACGTCGGTTTCTCGTTCGGACGACCGGTCATTCCGCGAGAAACTGACGGACGCTGCCGCGGTCGCTTTCTCCTGCGCTGCGCTCTTCGCGTTCACGTTGACTCCGGGAACACTGCGCGACGCGTCTCGCGGAGGAATTCTTCGAGTTTTTCCCCACCGTCGGGCTTGCCGACATCCTCGACGTGCGTGTCGCGCGCTGCGACCGGTTCCCGCTCATTTTGTTTTTCCGCTTTTTGGATCTGCGCGGACGCGAGCAACCGGTACTCCCAGATTCCCGCACCCGGTCCGTGAACGCCGACCCGGCGCCTCTTCGATAGCCCGTAGGAATATGGCTGCTTTTTCAAATTGCGAAGCTGTGCCGAAATCGAGGACTCCGGGAACACGGTCGGCGGGTAGATGGCCTCCAACGCCGTCTTGATTTCTCGGAGCGTTCGCCACTCGCCGCCAAGCATGTATGTGCGAATCCGCTCGATCTGCACAGCGAGCCTCGCGCGATCGTGACGCGGCTGATAGACGGAACCAGCGAACGTCCTCCGCGAAGCCGACGACCTTCTCGATTCCCTTTCGTTCGATCGGCCGGCGGCGTTCTGCTGGCCGAAGAGTCCCATCTGCAGGGGAGGATCGGACGCGAGGGTGGCATGTCTCGCGTTCACGCGGATTTTCTCACGCGCTTGTCCGCGATTCTGACAGCGTCCTCGATGATGGACGAGTCGTACGGGATGCCGTGACGAGCCGAGAGCTGCTTTAGATCTTCTTTCAGATCGGCGTCGCGGAGATTCGGAAGAGCTGTTTGCATTGCCTCGGCTTCCTTTGCCAGGCATCCGACGATGGCGTAGCGAACCTGCTGGGGGGTGGCGGGCTTTTTGCTTTTTCCTTTTTCCACAGGAGGGGTGGAACTCGGCCGCGTCAGCGGCCGTAGGTTTTGACTTTGACTTTGGTCGGTCAGAGGACGGTCGTGTCCAACCATACTTTGGACTTCGGCTCCGCGTATCTTGGACTTCGGCTCGTTTGAATCTTGGACTTCGGCTTCGAGAGACACCCGATTTCCACAGGAATTCGACACCCGGTCCTGCGCCGATGCTCCAAGAAAAGCCTGCAGATTCATCCGTCGAACGCGCGGTCCCCGTTCACGGCGCAGACCCTCGGATTCGAGCAGGCATAGCTCTTTCAGATCAGCGAGGAGGTAGAAGAGCTTTCCGCGAGACCAGCCGAAATGATCCATCATCCGAGTCACGCCTGGAAAGATATTCGAGCCGTCGGCGTCGCCGTGGGTAGCGAGCCACTCCGCCAGGGCCATTCGCTCGCGCGCAATCGCCTTCCATTTCCGACGATCCTTCGGCAGGCGATAGTTGTGCACCGGAATCTCTCTTAGATCACGGGAGAGCCTCAACGGGCGCGATGGGACCCGAAGGAGGTCCATCTGGACCTCGCCATTCATGGGAGCAGAAAGAAGCTGGCTATGTTTTCCGGCCGCGCCGATTGGCGATCGTGCTTCGCAGGTTTGGACGTCGCCGCTCACGCAGCGACCTCAAGGCTGTATCGGAACGGTAGGACCAGAATGGCGGGTTCGGTGCATTGCAGCCCCCCGCAACCATTTCAAGATTCCTTAGGGCGGTCACAGGCGACCGCCCTTTGCTTTTTCCGACTGAATTCCACTCCCATCTGGCTGTGTAGAATTGCGCATCCCCGCGAACCATTGGCCTCATGAGGATTCCGTGCATGCGGTGCCGCCGGCACCATCCGCACGTGGAAATGGCGCTTCCCCGAAGAAATCTATCTCTCCGTTGGCTTTGTAGCTGATCCTCCCGTCTTCCGAAACTCTTTCCAATGTGAATTTTCCGACCTGTTCGGCCAAGAGCGTTCTGGCCTGGTGAATCGCTTGGGAATTTGCCACCACATCCCGGAGACGGTTGAGGCGCGAAATGGCAAAGGCACGCAACTCGCC